GAGAAGAAAATGCCAAGCCCTATTATCCAATATTTCCAATATGAACATTTACCTGAACATTTGCAGCAAGTTAGTAAGCCAATTGGTGATTTAGCTCGGCAAATGGATGAGCAACTTCCTGACGGGCCTGAAAAATCCACAGGATTAAGAAAGCTACTTGAAGCAAAAGATGCATTTGTACGCCAAGCTTTAAGTAAATAATCATTTATAGAAATGAAGCGTCCTAAAGGGCGCTTTTTTATTGCCTGCCGAAAGCGGATGCCAACGGCGAATCCGGGCGGATGCCCATTTTGTATATATAGGTTGGATGACCAATGAAACTTAAAACAGTAACAATCGACGGTAAAGTTTATGCGGAAGTAGACGGTGATAAGCCGATCTATATTCATGATGACGGCAAAGAAATGCCACATGATGCACCACACTCGGTAGCAACAATTGCACGCTTAAACAATGAAGCTAAAACACAACGTGAAGCCAAAGAAGCAGCCGAAAAAGCATTAAAAGCTTTTGAAGGAATTGAAGACCCAGCGGCAGCTAAAAAGGCATTACAAACAATCCAAAATCTCGACGATAAAAAGCTGGTGGATGCCGGTGAAGTTGAGAAAGTTAAAGCTGAAGCTATCAAAGCAGTTGAAGAAAAATATGCTCCGATTGTTGAGCAACGTGATGCTCTAGAAGCCTCTTTACATAAAGAACTTATCGGCGGTGGTTTTGCTCGTTCTAAGTACATTCAAGACAACATTGCAGTACCTGTGGATATGGTGCAAGCGACCTTTGGTCATCACTTCAAAATCGAAGAGGGCAAAGTGGTTGCATACGATCAGAACGGTGAAAAGATTTATTCACGTGTACGTCCCGGTGAACTTGCAAATGTTGATGAAGCTTTAGAGTCATTGGTTGGTGGATACCAGCATAAAGACTTAATTCTTAAAGGTGGTAAAGGAACTGGTGGCGGTTTTCAAGGTGGGGGCAAAGGTAGAGCGCCTGCAGGAATGAAACGCAGTGAAATGTCTGTTTCTCAGAAAGCAGAATACATCAAAGAACATGGCAATGATGCCTTCCTAAAACTACCGAACTAATCATTATATATTTGGAGATAAGTAGTTATGACTACAACAGTTAATTCCGACATGATCATCTACAACCAACTGGCTCAAACTGCTTATTTAGAGCGTTTACAGGACAATTTGAATGTCTTTAATGAAGCTTCCAATGGTGCGATTATTTATCGTAATGAAATCATTCAAGGTGACTTCAATAAAAATGCATTCTACAAAGTTGGTGGTAGCATTAAACATCGCGATGTGAACTCCAATGCAAAAGTAACTCCGGAAAAAATCGGTGCTGGTGAGTCGGTAGGTGTAAAAATTCCATATAAATATGGTCCTTATGCATCTACTGAAGAGGCATTTAAACGCCGTGCTCGTACACCAGAAGAATTTGCTATGGTTGTTGGTTACGATCTTGCAGATGCATTGGTTGCAGGACGTTTAGAGTACAGCTTAGCTTCTTTAAAAGCTGCTATTTCTAGCAATCCCGACATGGTTGCGAAAGGGAGTATCGTTGTTGATGGCCGCAAAGCATTAACTCGTGGTATGCGAAAGTTTGGTGATAAGTTTGGCCGTATTGGTTTATGGGTGATGAACTCAGATACATATTTCGATATTGTCGATGATGCAATCACTAAGCAAATTTATGGTGAATCTGAAATCGTTATCTATGGAGGTTTACCCGGTACATTAGGTAAGCCAGTCTTGGTGACTGATGCTGTAGGGGATAACGATGCTTTTGGCTTGCAGTATGGCGCTGTTACTGTAACTGAATCACAAGTACCGGGCTTCCGAGCTTATGACATCAATGATGAAGAAAACTTAGCAATCGGTATGCGTGCTGAAGGTGCATTTAACTTAGATATTCTTGGTTATAGTTGGGATACATCGAAAGGTGAAAATCCTGACCTTACATTACTTGGTTCAAGTGCTAACTGGATCAAATATGCGACCAGCAACAAAATGACAGCAGGTACCTTACTTGATTTATCGGGTACAGCGACAACTGGTTAAAACCTAAAAATTAAAATCTAAGGGGGCTAATAAGCCCTCTTTTTTATTATTAAGAGAAAAGCGCCATGAAGATTATCTATACACGTATTGCAGCAGTGGCTGCATTAGAGACGGGCATTATTGCTAACCCTGACTATTATGAAAACCCAAATTTGAAAGCAAAAGAGGTAATTATTTACGGTAATTATCCAAAGATTCAAAAGGATTATGAATCTTTGGAAGTTCCAGTTGAAGTTCGTAAGTTGGAAGAGCCACAAAAAACGACTTTGGCCACAGTAAATGTCGCAGTGGGAATTACCCCTGAACTTCAAGCTGTGATGGATGATGCAAAAGCTGAATGCGAAAAGGTAGTTGAAGAAAACACTCAGCTTAAGCAGAAAATTGCCATCTTAGAGCAGGCCGGTGGTAACCAATCAGAGTTGTTATCTGAGAATTCACGCTTAAAAGATGCAGCAGTCTTAGCAGATAAAGCTCTCAAAGATGCTGAAGCTCAAGTTGTCGGTATTAAAGCTGAATTTGAAGCTTTTAAAAACGATATTCCTGCAATGCAAACACGTATTGCTGAATTAGAAGCTGGAAAAGCGGAAGAAAATCCAGCTACAGAAACGGCAGCTAATGATTTTGAAAATTGGTCAAATGATCAATTAAAAGAGTATTTGGCTAGTAAAAACATTGGCTACAAGCCATCTGCAACAAAAGCAGAACTCCTTAAATTAATCCCGAAGGAATAATGCAATGAGCTTTATTACTGTAGATGACGCAAATTCAATTTTGGGCAGCGATTTTGCACCAGACAGTGATAAAGCTCGTCTGGTTCAACTGGCAAATGTCTGGATGAAAAAACGGATTGGTTTTGTACCAGATCCAATTGATCCACTTCTTAAAGATGCTTCGTGTGAAATTATCAAAGGAATTCTGGCCAAGGAAATTTATAACGGCAAAGACCAGCAGCTGAAGCGCAAGAAAGTTAAAGCTGATTCTGTTGAATCTGAAAAAGAATACCAAGACGGATCTGAAGCAATTTCAAGCTTTGAACAGATAGCAATTGATTTTATTGATTCACTTGATTTGAAAGATCCAAATGCAAGTTTTAATGGCTTTGGCATACCACTTTATAGGGCATGATATGGGCTTACGTGACGAAATTCAGGCAGATATTGCCGAAGCATTTAATGAAGATCTAGCGGACGCCGTTCATACCTTTACATGTGAGCGGATTTCAAGAAAAGATTGGGATCCTAAAACTGAAACGTATGTCGAAGTTAAAGAAAACTATTCTGGTCGTGGCGTTCTGTTTGGCTCATACAGTCAATATGAGATCCAAACACTTGGAGTTCTGGCCACAGATAAGAAGGCTACCGTGCTTCAAAATGAAGTGTCCATGACACCTAAAATTGATGATGAATGGCTAACAGCTTTAGGCTCATTTCGAGTTATCCATATTCAACAAGATCCAGCCAGTACAATCTGGAAATGTCAGCTTCGAAAAGTGTAGGAGCTAAAATGGTTAATCTTGATTATGTTCCTGAATGGTATATCTCGCCTTTCCAACATGTGCAGTACACGCTTGCTCGAAATCAACTACACATGGATTTGTTATTTGAAGATATGGATAAAGCCGATCAATTTTTGGATATGGGAGCGGATGCACAGGTTAGTACTTTTTCAGATGGTGCTTATGCAATTGTCCAAATCGGTGATACTGCAGATAAAGATAAAATTCAAGTTTATGGATTGCTTTTACATGAAGCTGTTCATATCTGGCAAATAGTAAAACGGAGAATGGGTGAGCGTGAGCCTAGTGTGGAATTTGAAGCTTATTCAATTCAGGCAATCGCTCAAGACCTATTTGAAATGTTCGAAGCTAGTGAGGTAAATCATGGGATGGAAGGGGAAAAAGCCGACTAGTTTTAGTCTTGAAGTATCTAAAGCAGCAGAAGACCATGTAAAGAATATTGTCATGGATACCGTGCAATCCTTAGTTAATTTAAGTCCTGTTGATACTGGCGCATACCGTGCTTCACATATTGTTTCGGTTGGAGCCGCTGATTACGGTGTGCGTGAACCTGAAACAAACCCTATTAACGACGCAGCGATTCAGGCAATGAAGATTAAGTTAGGTAATTTGGTTTATATCCAGAACAATAAAGCTTATGGACCGCGCTTAGAAAACGGCTGGTCTGATCAAGCACCACAAGGTATTTATGGCCTCACGTTTAACTTTATTTCTCAAAAGTACGGTGGCTAAAATGGCAATGACTTTAGAGCAGACAAGGCAAGCTATTATTGAGCACATGCAAGCTTTCACAGGCATTGCTCAGGAAAGAATTCAGTATCCAAATGCACCCAGCTTTACGGTTCCAAAAGAAGGTATATGGTGCCGTTTGACTATTGCAGGCGGCCCGAGCTTTATTTCAGGCATTGCAGATAAGCCATGTACACGCCGTACCGGTAATATCATGATTCAATGCTTTGATCGACTTCATGTGGGAGAAAAAGCTTTAACGGTTCTTGGTGATGCTTTGCTGGCACATTTTGAATATTTCACAATCGAACACTTAGAATGTTTGAATGGACAATCTATTTATGCGGGTAAAGATGCTGATTTCATTCAGTATAATGTGAGCATTGGGTTTAAGGTGAATTGATATGTCATGTATGCTGACTTTAGAAGAAATCGAAATTAAACGGCAAGAGCTGGAACGACATCTTGAAGATGTTATGGCTGTTGAACTGAAGAAGTGGCAAAGCGAAAATAAGCTTTGTGTTTCCGATGTGAATATACGTTTGGCCAATGTGAATAGTCTTGGTGGAACTAAACATAATGTAGTTACTGGAGTAAGTGTTGATTTAGATTACAAACCTTAAATTACTTTAATTAAATGACCGCTAAGAAGCGGTTTTTTTATGCCTTATTCACTACCACCTCATCGGTGGTTTTTTTTATGTCTATAGGAATCACTTATGAGCAATTTTGTTTTTAAGCGTGGTGACACTTTCAACTTAAATCTGCAGCTAGTTGATATGGATGAAGCGCTGCAATATCCAGCCAATGATGTACGTCGAGCAATCAATTTAACGGGGTATACCTTTACTTCGCAAGTTAAAACTCTGGATGGAACCGCCGTTGCAACTTTCACTTGTACAGCTTTAAACCAGAGTACACAAAAGGGGTGGCTAAATGTTAAGTCCAGAGCAAGTACTGCAACGTGGCCATTGGGTTTGTGTCAGATGGATATTAAGGCCGTTGTTGGTGGTGTCGTTCAACATACTGAAACATTGGTATTCCAAGTGATTGATGGAGTAACAGCGTAATGGCAAATCTTTTATTTAGATTCAGTTGGGACCACCGACCTTTTGTATATAACTCTTCTCAAGGTAAGCGGCAATTTATGCTGCCTTTTGCTTCTGGCATTCCAAACCTCACTCCAGACTGGACTCAGGTAATTGGGCTGGGTCCAGCGGCAACAAGAGGTGTTGGAGTAGAAGGCGGTAATGTAGCAGCTTATGGTTCTTATGGTTTATCTAACTTAGGTTATGGTGGATCTCCAACTTCAGAAGCCGGAAATGATATTGATGCTGGTTATAAAGCAGGGGGACAAAAGACTCGTTTTAAGAATGCACCCACTAGTAGTTATACAAATCCCTATATAGCTGCTTATGCACCTTCTATCGTGGTTACTCGTGGAGAATTTACAGGTACGGAGTTATTTTTACCATATTACACCTCAACCCGTGCCAATAACATGGCAGTAATTGCATGGAGTTATAACCCATCTACTGAAAATCTCAGTAAAACCGAGCAAATCGTTTATACAAGTAAGAACAATGTTGTTTATACAACTGATAACAGCGCGACCAGCGGCAAGTTGGTTACTGTTGAGACTTCTGGCGAACTTCGCTCCAAGGGGTTTACTGTTGATTCGAACGGGGTTTACAAGGCAGCTTCACCGATTGCAAGACTATTTGCTGATTCACTTGAACTCAATGAAGATGCCTCAAAACAGCCGATTAACTTTGAAAAGTTAGGTACAGGTGACTACCTGATAAAAGGTTCTCTCGGATTTGCTAAAGAAGGCTGGTACATTGAAATGCCTAAAGATGCAAACGGTAATGTTCTTGTTGCTGTGTCTTATGAGCAGCATGAAGATGGGGATATTGCAGTAAAAACCTACAAGAAAAAATTTGATATCGAAACAGCCTCAATTATTCCTGATTTCGATAATCCTGTAGATATTCCAGAAACTCGCTGGATTGATATTCGATTGCATGAAGAACTCGAACCAGAGCCTGAAGAACCGTTGAGTGAAACACCATTGGAGTTCCAGCCTACTAACTTATCTCAGGCAGTAGCTGCAGCCATGATTGGTGTGGAACCGCCAGAAATCTCCGACACAGATGCAACATCTTAAAAACCCGCAAATTTAGCGGGTTTTTTTACGCCCATTTTTTATAACTTCCCGCTGATGAAGCGGGTTTTTTATGCCTAAATTTTGGAGAACCATAAATGAGTTCAGGCGCAAAAATTCGATTATATGCTTGTGAGGAAGCAGTTTTAGGAACTACTCCGGCAAATCCAGTCTGGTACACTGTTCGCCGTGTTACTGATAGTTTGACTGAAAACGTTACTACTGAAGATAGCAGTGAAGTAGTTGATTCACGTTTTCGCCAAGGTGCTGTTGTAACGGAAGCCGAAGTAACTGGTCAACTAGAGTTTGAATTATCACTAGGTACCTTTGACTTATTCTTAAATGTTCTCGCTTTCAATAACTGGGCTGCAAATGCTTTAAGTTTTGGTGGTGGAGTACGTAAGTCTCTTACCTTGGTAAAAGTCTTTAAAGATATTGGTCAAGTCTTTATTTATCGTGGTATTCAAGTGAATACAGGTGAAATGACGATCCAGACCACAGGCAAAATCACTGGTAACTTTGGTTTAGTAGGTAGCTCATTTACGCGACAGCAGGTTAATCCTGTTACAAATCCTATTCCAGCATCGACTCGCCCTCTGGTGAGTATGCCAAACGTTGAAAAGCTACTTATTAATGGTCAGTCAATTCAAGGGAAAGCTTGTCTGCAGACACTTACCATCAACTTTAGTAATAATTTAGAAGCGATCCGTTGTATCGGTTCAGGTAAGTACACGCCTGAGTTCTACTTAGAGAAAATGATGGATATTGGCGTAAATGCTAATTTCATGTTTTCAGCAACATCTGCCGCATGGATTGATGCCATTAAGACCCGTGATGTATTTACATTGACCTTTGATATTACAGACACAAAAGGCAGTAAGTACTCGTTTAATTTCCCGCAACTTGAAGTTAAGGAAGCTAATCACCCGGATGGCGGCGGTGATGACATCATTACAATAGATATCAATTTTGCCCAAGTGCGTACCAGTCCAACGATTGTACGTGCTCTTGTGTAATCAACTTATTCAGTAACAAAGCCTATGGAAACCCATGGGCTTTTTTATTTCTAAAAATTAGAGGTTGTTATGGCTTTAAAAGTCGGAATTATTAAAAGCTCGGACGTATCAAAATGGTGTGAATACAAGGGGGCTGATGGCGAGGTACAGGCAGAATTCAAAGTCCGTGGTATTGCCTATAAACCTTTTCAGGTAGCTATTGAACGAGCAGGAAACCAGATTTCATCCAAAGGCTATGATGTGATGGTCAAAGATGAAAATGCCAAGCTTTACCATGAACTTTTAATGGATGCATGTGCTGCCCATTTAATTGAAGACTGGAAGGGTGTGGTATTCGCCGAGATCGTAGACGGTAAAACTGTTGAGTCCGAAAAGCCATACACTCCTGAGAATGCCTCAAAGCTTCTTAATCTTGGTGATATTGGTATTTCAATCTGGTTATTCATTAAAGAACAGGCTCAGAAGATTCAGGAAGAAGCCGACAAGGACAAGGCTTTAATTCTGGGAAAGTCATCGAGCTCTACAAATACCAAAAAACGTATGCGTCGAAAACGCCGCACGAAATTGAACAAATCAAATTCTTAGGTGGCCACATTCCGGATCCACCAGAATATTCTTATGCGGCTGAATCCATTCTTTCGGCATTTAGCACTATATGCAGATCCAGACGATATGAGCAGGGTATCCCTTTATCTTTAGATCAGCAGGCAATCAATGTCTATGCAGAGCATAATGATTTGCCAGTGGCTGCTCATATTTTTAATGACTGTATTTTTGCGTTGGATAACTTGTTTTTGGAGGAGTGCCATAAGAAGGCGACGCAACGAGCGACGAAGACTTAAATGCTGACGTGCGATACTTAACTGTGAACAAGCGACGGGATGTAACGCGATTGATGTAACATAATACGGTCAAGTGGTTGACATTGACTAGGCGATTCTGTATTGACAGGAATGTCATTATCAAATATTCTATCAATGTAGTCGCAGCGCGGTATAAATACACCACGCCTAGATTGAGGTACGATAAACACTGCGATAATCGTAAACGTATTGTAAATACGTTGCCTCTAGGTGCCGCACCGAATTCTAGCCTCTAAGTTTCTTAGGGGCTTTTTAATGCTTGATAATAAAATATGCGAACATTTATATACTTGGATGAAAGTGGTGATTTAGGTTGGAATATGGAAAAGCCTTATCAAAAGGGTGGTTCCAGTCGAATGCTTACGTTAGCAGCAATCTGTTTGCCTGAGAATAAGGTTAAGTATGTTCAGCGTATTGTAAGAGCATTATATGAAAAAAGAAAAAGACCTTTAAAAAATGAATTAAAATCAGTTGATTTGAATCTAAAAGATAAAGAAATATTCGTCAAATTGACTGCGAAACTTATCAAAGACCATCCAGATATACAACTTCGCTCAATTACAGCAAATAAAGAATTTGTTAATGCAAGATTCAAGAACGACCCAAATGCTTTCTATAATTATATGGTGAAACTTTTACTTCTTGGGACTATCTGCAAGCATAAATATGTAGATTTTATGCCTGACAGAAGAAGTGAGCGGGTTTCGTTGAAATGGAATATGGGTGAGTATTTAAAACAGATGGTTTTAGAGTGTAGCATTGAAAACCAAATTGTTAACCAGTCATGCAATATTATGCCAATGGATAGCTCAAAGTGCCTTGAGCTACAATTTATAGACTTCTATGCAGGTTTAGTCTGGTCGGCATATGAATTTAAAGACATGACTGCAAGAAAATTCATGGCAGAAAACCGAAATACCAACCATAAGCTTTTCTTTCCAAAAGAAGACAAAGTGGATAACATTGTTGATGAAGCTGTCTAAACCACCAGAAGATGGTTTTTTATTGCGCCATTATTAACCACTTGTTAAATTACCCTCAAATATGAGGGTGTTTTTATGTAGAGAAAAGCCCCGAAGGGCTTTTTTGTTAGAAGACTACCAACCACCAGAAATTCGCAAAGCACCAGCTAGCATTCCCGATTCCATCAATGGATGAAACCAACGGTCGCTATAATGTTGATTGCCTGTTGTGTAGCTTATGGTTTTTAAATCATCACTAATGATTTTTCTATTAAGTGGCCCTCTTAAATCCATTGCCCGAGTAAGTTTTAGAACTGCAATATTAGTTTTAAAAGCATATTCAGCTAAGTAGTGTCCTTGCTCGTTGTTAAGCATATGTACTGCTCGATAGATTCGACTAGTCGCAAAGTTTTGGGAAATAATTGCATCAATTAGGTTCTTGAGCAGCTTAAATTGATCTTCATCAAATAAAGAACCTTGTTTTTCAGCCTTGCTGTACATAGCAATTAAGTGGTGAACATACTCCACAGCCACAGGTATTACATCGTATGGAATTTCATCAATATGCTGAACATTGAAACGCTGATGAACTAATTTATAAGCATCGCTGTAATTCAAATGCTTAGTTTTAGCTACAAGAAGATTTACAGCATTGGTTAGGGGTTCACGTTCTGATTTGTGGGTTTTGGCTAAAATCTCTTTACGGACAAAATAGCAATCCTCAAGTTGCTCGAAAACTTCCCATGCTTGGTCTGTGTCTAACATCTTGGCATGACGTGCAGCACCGCGTTCTGTCCATAAGATAAGGGATCGAGTTTTATTTGAAATTGCAGGGAAATTTGCAAGTGACTTTAAGTCACCTACAAATTTTTTCAATTCTTCACCAATAATTTTGAAGAAGTGTTTACCTTCTACAAACCGCTCTTTATTTCGAGAATAGTTTTGTTTGATGTTGTCTGTATCGGTTCCATAGAAATCAGCAAGCATTGCTGTAGTAACAACTGGAACAGATTTGAAGTTAACAATTGATATTTTGGTATCGTTGATTTGTGCTATATTAGACATGTCTTAAATCTCCATTGGTTTAGACATAAACCCCTTGCCTGATTTCGACGTCTGCAAGGGGTTTTCTTTTTCATGGCTTTTAGCCTTGATGAAGTCATCTTATTTAATATCTTTTATTGTGTCAATTCTTTTTGTTGTGCTAACACAAAAAATAGTAATTATCTTTTATTGTGCTACAATATTCTAAAATTTAACTTGTGGTGCAGCAATGGAAGTAAAGAATAATGTTGCTTGTTTGCGTGAAAAAGCAGGCTTAACGGTTTATGAGCTATCAAAGCGGTGTGGTTTTGTTAGTGGTAGCAGAGTTCTATCAAACTATGTGACAAGAGCCGAGCAGGGACATTCTGTCAAGATCGATACAGCCTTACTTATATATAAAGAACTCAAAAAAGTAGGTGTATGTAAAAATTTTGAGGATGTATTTTGGCTTGACCACATGGACTAGTAGAGAATCTTCCTTTTTAAGTTCTTGATGACATTATTTTGTCCATTTGTTAAATTGTGTGAGATTAATAACAAATGGATTACATTATGAAAAAGATTTTATTAGCGGGATTTCTTGGATTGGGCTTAGCGGGGTGTGCGACAACTCCCCAACAACCCTCAGAGCCTGTAAAATTTGAAAAGGTTTATCAAATTGATGGATTAAACCAAGCACAGATTTATGATGGCGCTAGACAATGGTTCGCTGTAGCTTTTGCTTCTGCTAACGCAGTAATTCAATATGAAGATAAGGCATCAGGCACTATCATTGGAAAGGGCAATATGCGATATCCTTGTTCGGGCATGGAGTGCTTGGCAATGACAGGAAACGAACGTGTTGATTTTACTGTAAGAGTGGACACTAAGGATGGGAAAATGCGCGTGGGTTATGATGGTTTAACCTATAGCGCTCCATCGCACATGAGTGCTGGAATAATGATGCCTGCACAAAATTACCCTATAACTGAAAGTAGGAAGTCCACACCACTGATTATTAGTAAGATTAATACTCTATCGGATGATATGGCTGAAAAGATTAAAACTCAGCAGAAAGTAAATTCGAATTGGTAATTAAAGAAGAGATACAGCATGAGCACACCACAATATCAAACAATGAAAGAAAGTGAAGTTTGCAATGCCATCGGATGGGGGTTAATTGTTCTAGGTATTATATCTGGATTTATTTTTATACTTGTGTTTGGCCGAGTTGAAGTTCCAAGAACTTATTATGGCACCGAGACCGTATGGTCAGGAATCATGGTTATTACAGGTATCGGGATAATCTTAAATGGATTCTTAGTGGGCTATCTGTTCCAAAAGGTTGCCAGCATATTGAGATATCACGAGAACAAGAGCGCATCTTAAGCAAAAACACTAACCCAAAAATCAACCTTAACAACCCACTCATTGAGTGGGCTTTTTATTGCCTAGAGGAAAGTAAGATGGCACAAGAATCACGTCTCGTCATTGTAATTGATGCAAAAAATGCAGAACGAAATGCGCGCAATCTAGGCAATGAACTGGATAGTATTGAGCGTAAAGGTGAGTTTGCATCTAAGTCTATGGACAACTTATCTGTAGCTACGCGAGCACTAGCTGGGTATATGGCTGGGCTAGTAACAGTAAGTTCTGCCATTTCAAAGATGGATACATATACTGGACTACAAAACCGCCTTAAGTTGGTCACTAATAATCAAGTTGAACTAAATAAAGCTACGGAAGACACTTTCCGAATTGCTCAAAAAACCTATTCAGCATGGGATTCTGTTCTACAGGTCTACCAGCGTTTTAGTGATAATGCCAAAACTTTAAACCTCACAATGGATGACACAGCACGTTTAACTGAAACAGTTTCTAAAGCTGTAGCAATTAGTGGTGCAAGTGCAGAAGCTGCTGATGCAGCTTTAGTTCAATTCGGACAAGCGTTAGCAAGCGGCACATTACGTGGTGAAGAGCTTAATTCTGTAATGGAGCAAACACCAGCTTTAGCAAAAGCTATTGCTAAAGGTATGGGTATTACTGTAGGTGAATTACGTTCAGTAGCTGCTGAAGGAAAAATCACTTCACAGGAAATCGTTAAAGCACTTAAAAATGTCCAAGATGAAGTTGATGCTCTTTTTGCTAAAACTGATATAACAATCGGGCAGTCTCTCACACTCCTAAACAA